GCTGTCCAGCGCTGCAGCGAGCTACTACCAGGGCTACTACAGCGAGTCCGAGCGGGTAGGCGCGCTCTCCGAGCAGCTTGCCGGCCAGATCGGCGCGCTGGGCCTGGAGATGCCTGGCACTAGAGATGAGTTCCGGGCGCTGGTCGAGTCGCTGGACCTCACGACCGCGCAGGGCCAGTCGGCCTACGGAACGCTGCTCACGCTCTCGGACGCGTTCGGCGTCGTGGCCGATTCTGCTGCGGCTGCGGCAGACGAGAGTCTGCGCGCGGCGCAGGAATCGGCGCGCGCGGCACTCGACGCGCAAAGTGCGGCGACCGAGGCCGAAATTGCAGCGATGGTCCGGGCCTTCGGCGACTTGGAGGGCGCGATGATCGCGCTCGATGCGCCGGCCGAGAATCTCGTCGAGCAGTGGCAGTCCGCATCGCAACAGCTCGCCGACATGACGCGCGAGCTGGATCGCATCCTGGGCACAGGAGAAGCCGGCCCGTTCGATGCGCTCGCGCAGACGGTGGCGTCTCTGGCGAGCGCCAGCCGTGGCATCGAGGCCATCGACCAAATGCGGTTTGGTGTGGCGACCTCGGCCGCCTCCGATCAGAGCGTCGAGCTGATGGCACAGCGCGAGCGCGAGCTGTTCGCCGAGCTGCGCACCGCCGCCGACCCTGCCGCGGTCGCGCAGGAGCTTGCGCAGGTTGCGCTGGCACGGATCAAGATGGCCGGAGACCTGTCTGGCCAGGCGCTCGCAGACGAGTATCGGGAGCAGTACGAGTCGGCGCGGGCGGTGCTAGATCTGCAGCGTGAGTCCAGGGACGAGCAGATCAGCGCCTTGCGCGAGCAGATCAGCGCAGCGGAGCAGATGCGCAGGATCATCGGCGGCATGCGCGGCGTGATCGACGATCTGCTGGTCGGGGACTTGTCCGCGCTCGGGCCAGAGGGGCGACTGGGCGCCGCGCGGCAGTCCTACGACAGGACGCTTGCGGGGGCCCGCGCTGGCGACGTGTCCGCGATGTCCGAGTATGCGGATGCGCTGCGCACGTACCTCGGGCAGTCGCAGAGCTACTACGGCGGCGCGACCTCCGAGTATGCGTCGGCGTTCGCCACTGCATTGGCCGAGGCAGAGGAGATGGCCGGGGCGCAGGTCAGCGACGTTGAGCTGCTCTCGTCTCAGCTAGAGACGCTCCAGAGCATGGAAATCGAGCAGGCCGAGATGCGCCGGACGGTGATCGACACCAGCGCCGAGCAGCTCGCCGCGCTCGACAGTATCGGCGCGGCCCTGCGTGAGCGAGAGTCTGCGCTGCAACGACGGCAAGATGAGCAGGCGTCCGCGGCGCGCCAGCAGGTGGATCTGCTGAGCGCGATGGTCGAAGGCCAGGAGGCGGAAATCCGGCAGCGCGCCGCGGCCATGCAAGCGCTGCAAGAGCAACTCGCCAAGCTGCAGGACCAGATCGGGCGCATCCAGTCGAGCGTCGAGTCTATCGAGGTGGCGGCGTGATCCGGTACGTGGCCGAGGTCGAGGTCATCGTGGGCGGAGTGCCGACGACGCACTATTTCGGCACTACCGGGTTCGCAACCCGCGGCACGGACACGCCTGCGCACACGTACGTCTCCGGTCGGCTGGTCTCGCCTGGATGGATTCAGCGATCGCTGTTCTCCGGATCGCGCATGACCGGAGCCGTCCGGCCGTCGTATGGGGCGCTGGAGCTCGCCAACGCGGATGGCGGGCTAGATGCATGGATCGGCCATGCGGTGTCTGGCGGCCGGGTGACGGTCCGGTATGGAGAGGAAGACGCGGCGTACCCGGCTGGTTACAGCACTGTCTACGTCGCGTACATAGAGCGCATGCAGGCCGACCTGCAGTCCGTCAGGCTGATCCTGCGGGATCGACTGGCGCAGGCGCTGGACCAGCCGATGGTGGCGCAGTCGTTCACGGGGGCCGGAGGGCTGGAGGGCACTACTGGTCTCGCGGGAAAGTTGAAGCAGGCGGTGCTCGGTGACCCTGGCTTCGTGCCTCCGATCCTGGTCGATGCCGCCAGGCAGCTCTGGTACGTCCAGAGCACAGGGCCATATTATCTCGCGGCGCTGCTGCAGGTGTATGAGGGCGGCGTGCAGATCACGCGCGGCGCCGACTACACTTCGTCGGCCGAGATGCTGGCGACCACGCCGTCCCCAGGTGAAGCGCGGTTCTGGGCGCCAGCCTCCGGCCCCGTGTACTTCCGGCTCGGCGGCGTCCCTGTGTACGACTTGAGGGTGCAGGCGTTCTCCGGTGCGCCGCCGTCGGGCGCCGCGTGGACGATCAGCACGCTGGCCAACCAGGCGGGGATCAGCGGGGCTGCGAGCATCGTGGCGGTCGACGGGACGCTGGTAGACGATGACCGCACGTACCTGCAGATCATGGACGACGCCTGCGCGGTGCAGCTCGGGTGGTACGGGATGACGCGCCTCGATACGTGGTCGTCTGGCATCCTGGCCGCGCCGACCGGCTCGCCAGTGCACGTGTTCACGCCGCACAACTCGCGCGACTGGCGACGCGACACGCCCGCCGACCTCAGTGCGCCGGTCTGGTCGTTGACGGTCAAGGCCGGAGCGACCTGGCCGAGCGATCTGGCCGGGAGTGTGACGGGCGCGATGGCCGACTATCTCAAGCGCGCGCCGCATTGGGCAGTATTCGCGCGGCAGGACCCGGCGATCCGTGCCGCGCACCCTGGGGCCATTGCGCGCGCAATCGAGTCCCCTCAGCGGCAATTCATCAACGCCTTCGGGCAGACACTATTCCTGGACGCCTATTTCGCCCTGTTCGGAGTACCGCGCGACGTGTGGTCGATCACCGCCGCGCTGACCGATCAGACCCTGGCGATAGAGCTGCATGACGTCGTGCAGATCACGAGGTCGCGCTACGGGCTGGGCGCGGGCAAGCTCGCGCGCGTCATATCGCAGCGGATCGACTGCGCGCGCCGGGAAGTGGTCTTTGGAGTGTGGGGATGACGAAGCTATTCCTTGCTTGGCCGAATCGGGTCGATTCCGCGGTCCTCAGCGCAGGCAACTGGCTGGCCGGACTGCCGCGAGACAACCTCCTGACGCGCGAGTTGACTCAGGTCGCGCGCTCGGCCGACGCTACCGAGGCATCAACACGGATCGACTTCGATTACGGGTCAGTGCGCGCGTTCCGCGCGTTCGCGCTGGTGAACCACAACCTCACCCGCGCGGCGACGTGGCGGATCACGCTGGGGTCTGCGCCCGGCGCATCCGATATCTACGACAGCGGGTCACTGTTGGCGTGGCGGATGAGCTTCGACGGCGACCTGCTGGAGTGGGAGGAGTCTGGGTGGTGGGAGGGCGTCGGCGATGACGAGTACCTGCGCGCGCCATACGCCGTACTGCATGTCTCCTCCGCCTACTACTCAGCGCGATACATGCGCGTCCAGATCACCGACACGAGCAACCCTGACGGCTGGGTGCAGCTCGGACGCGTGTTCTGCGGCGGCGGACTGTCGCCGACATGGAATGCCTCGCACTCGGGCTGGTCCGAGCGATGGACCGACGACCAGTCCGTGATCCAGCGCGCCGACGGCGGGGGCGAGTTCTACGACCCGCGCCGTCGGTCCAGAGTGACGCAGTTTTCGCTCGACTGGATGGAGCCCGGCGAGGCCGCGTTCGCCCACGAGATGCAGCGTCGACTCGGCACGACCGGCGAAGCGCTCTGGGTGCCGGATGCAGACGATCTCGCCTACTCGCAGCAGTACGGGTTCCTCGGGCGGCTGCGGCAGCTCTCGGCAATCGAGTACCCATACCACAACACGCGCAGACTTGCGTTCGAAATCGGGGAAATCCTGTGACACAGGTCACCGTAAACGGCAACACGTACTCCGACGACGGCACGTCCGGTCGGGACATGCTCAACGGCGGGCACCGCGCGCACTTCTTCCCGCTGCTGCAAGACACCGTGACGGAGATCGCCTCCGTCGAGGCAGTCAAGGACGACGCCGAAGCGGCGCGGGACCTGGCGCTGATCTACGCGAGCGCGCTGAGCGGAACTTCCTCGACCTCGATCGCGGTCGCAACGGGCGGCGTGTCGATCACGGCATCGACGGGCCGGCAATGGACCGTCGGCCAGCACCTCTACGTCGCCCGGACGGCTGCGCCGACGACCTGGCTCGCCGCGCGCGTGGTCAGCTACAACGCTGGCACGGGCGCGCTCTCGTTGGACGTTGTTGCGGTCAGCGGTAGCGGCACTTACACCGACTGGACGATCACGATCGGCGGGGCGCAGGGGCCGAGCGGGACGATCAACAACCTGCTCGCATCCACGAAGACGGCTGCATACACCCTGGTCTCTGGTGACAAAGGGAAAGTCATCAGCGCGAGCGGGACGTTCACGCTCGCGTTCACCTCGGCGGCGACGTTGGGTGCTGGCTGGTGGTGCTACGTCCACAACAGCGGGACCGGCGTCATCACGCTCGACCCGTCGAGTGCGCAGCTGATCGACGGCGTGGCGACCATCACCATCAATTCAGGCGCGTGCCTGCTGGTGTACTGCTCGGGGGCGGCGTTCACGTCGCTCGCAATCGCCAGGGCCCCGCTGCGCAGGCGCGCTATTTTCTCGGCTGCCGCTGCCAGCGCCAGGCCTGCGTCGGTGGGGGAGGACCTGACATTCGGCAGGATGTTCTCCACCGGGCTGGCAGGCGGGATGACGTATACAAATCGCGCAAACAGCCTGTTCGTGGCGAACTCATCGAACATCGATAGCAACGTCGCCACAAGCGCGGACGGGGAAACGTGGACGCTTCGGTCGATGCCCGAAACGAAGAAGTGGCGGATCGCTGTCGACGGAAACAATCTTTTGGCGTGCGTCGTTGGCGAGGCCGGCGTCGCCATCAGCACGAACAGCATCACCTGGAGCGCCGCAACGGTGCTGCCTGGGAACGCGAACTCCCAGAACGGCGTGCTGCCAGCAGGGATCGGAGGGACGTGGCTCGTGAGCGGACTCGGCACGAGTGTCTACCGCTCGACCAATCACGGGGGCGCGTGGTCGACGGTGACGGCCCCGGCGGGGGTGTCCTTGGGCTTTTTCCGGGTCAATGGGCGCTTCGTTTTCACGTCCGGCTCTACCAGCTACCACTCACTTACCGGCGAGACCGGAAGCTGGACGAGCTTCGCGCTCCCAGTGGCGCCTGGACTGATGTGGATCGACACAGACGGCACTGTGCTGTTCGCAGTGAACGCGGCGGGCGCTCAGGTGTACCGATTCGACACTCACGACTCCGCCTCGGAGGTCGCGGGGGTCGTCCTGCAAACAGCCAATGTCCCGGTGTTCAGCGTGAACGGCGTGCGCGTTTGTTTCGGTTCGACATGGGGCGACACGAAGACCTTCCACGACAGCGGTTCGGCGGTGCGGCAGTCGAGCGTCACCGTGCAGGCGCCCTCGGCGGCCACTGACGGCACCCGTTGGGTAGTCGCATTCAGCGGTGGCGCCTTGGCGCTCACCGAAGCCACTTCGCAGACCGCGCTTTTCGACTGAGGAACGCATGCCGTACTACGACTCTCACGGCTGGTACACCGCAGCGCCGATCACCGGGCGAGCCGCGCCGAGCGAGCCGGCGAACACGAGCGAGACAACGACCCCCGGCCAACTGCGGGCGAACTGGACCGGGTACGAGTGGCTCGATCTCCCGTATCAAGCGCCTGCCCCGCCTCCGGAGCCGGCCGTACATGTGCCGGATGCGGTGACGATGCGCCAAGCTCGCCGCGCGCTTCACGCGGCCGGGCTGCTGTCCGGTGTCGATGCTGCGATTGACGCGCTCACGGAGCCGGAGAAGACGGCGGCGCGGATCGAGTGGGAGTACAGCAGTGAGGTGCAGCGGCACAACGGTTTCGTCACGCAGCTCGCGCCCGCGCTGTCGCTGAGCGAAGCGCAACTGGACGCCCTGTTCGTCGCGGCGGCGGCGCTATGAGCGCGCTGTCCGCAACCTGGTTCAAGCGGCCGTTCGCGGCGCTGGTCATCTGGCTGCTGTGCGTGATCGGCGCCGTGATCGGGCTCGCGTGGCTGACGCTGGCGATCTTCGGGCGCAGCAAGCGAGCCCACAGGATCGCGCTAGCGTTCGATCAGGCCGCGAATGCCGCGTTCGGTGGCAGCGAGGACATGACGATCAGCACGCGTGCAGCGCTGGCCGAGGTCGATGGCGACCGATGGGCGCGCGCGCTCTGCTGGCTGCTCGATCAAGTGGATCCGGGGCACTGCGCGCGGTGCAGGGACGAGCGGCCGTGATGGGGGGCAGATAGTGGCAGCGGATCACCAGACACTCGGCGAGGCACTGGTGGCGCTGGCCGCCAAGCTCGGGCCGGGCATCCTCGGCTCCATCGTCGCGCTGCGCGGCCTGCCGCCGGACTCGACGCTCGCCCAGCGCGCAACGGCGGTCGGCGGTGGCGTGGCGGCGGCCTACTACCTCGCGCCAGCGATCCACGAATGGACAGGCATTGCCTCGCGCAATTTCGAGGGCGCGCTCGCCTTTCTCGTCGGGGCTTTCAGCATGGTCGTCATCGGTGAGATCACCAGCACGATCCGCGAACTGCAGCTTGCCGTGATCGCCCGCGACACGCTGCGGAAATTCCTGCGGCTCGACCGATGAAGGGGCACGCATGCTGACCCTGATCTACATGACCTCGCTCATCATCATCGCCACCTCGGCGCTCTGGCTGGCATTGGACCCGAAGATTCCGACCGGCATCGTCGGCTCGGTGTTCCTCGGTGGCGTGGCGGTGTTCTCGGTCGCAGCAGGCGAGGGCGATCCGCCGAACTGGCTGGTCGGCCAGACGGGGAGCCTCGCCGGGCTGTGCGTGTGGGGCGTCTCGCGCGTGGCGTGGCGCAGGCGGTGCATGCGTCGCCGACTGCGGGGGCTCGGATCATGAGCCTGTTCGGATGGCTGCGGGACCGGCTCGGTGCGCCGAGTGAGCCGGCAACGACTGCGCCCGTCGTGCGCGACGGATTCGATGCAGCTTTCGAGCGCGTCATCGGCCACGAGGGCGAGTACAGCGACCATCCAGACGACCCCGGTGGCGCGACGATGTACGGCATCACCGAGCGCGTGGCCCGCGAGCACGGATACACAGGCAGCATGCGACTGCTCACCCGCGAGCAGGCGCGCGAGATCTACCGCATCGGCTACTGGCAGCGTGCCCAGGCCGACCAGTACGCACCGGCCATCGGCTACCAGTTATTCGACGCGGCCGTGAACCACGGCATCGGCAACGCGATCCGATTCCTCCAGCGCGCCGTGGGCGTGGCGGACGACGGCCAGGTCGGGCCGGTAACGGTGACGGCGGTGCGGGCGCTCGACCCTGCTGACGTGATCGCGCGCTTCAACGCCGAGCGGCTGGAGTTCTACGCCAAGCTGACGACCTGGCCGACCTTCGGCCGGGGCTGGGCCCGCCGCATCGCCGGCAATCTGCGCTACGGAGCGACCGACACATGACCGCCATCCTGCTCCGCCTGCTGCCCGGCCTCGCCGCCGCTGCCGCCCTGGTCGCCGCCCTCTGGTGGTCCTACGACTCCGGCGTCGATGCGGCTGACCGCAAATGGGAGGCCGCGCAGGCGAAAGCCGCCGCCGCCGCCCGCGCGCGCGAGGTGGATCTGCAGACGCGCGCCGACCAGCTCGCCGCCGACCTCGAAGCGGCCCGGGCCAAGCGCAAGACCATCACCCGCACCATCACCAAGGAGGTGCCCGTCTATGTCAAGTCCGCTCCCGCTGCGTGCGCTGATGTTGGCCTGCACAGCCCTGGTTTCCGCGTGCTCCACGATGCCGCCGCAGCCGGTGCCGTGCCCGACCCCGCCCGCGTGGCTGCTGCAGCCCCCGTCGAGCCTGCAGCCGCTGCCGCCGCCATCACCGACAACTACGCCACCTGCAACGACCTCCGCGACCAGCTCATCGGCTGGCAGCGGTGGTGGAGCGAGGTGAAGCGGTGAACCGTGTCTCCTCCCCGGGGCTTCTAGCCATTCACCCGGGCTTGCCCGCTGCCTCGCGGCGGCGGGCTTTTTCCTTCGTGCTGCGGGCTGTGCTCGGCCTGACGGTGCTGCTCGCGCTGATCGCGCCGTTCGCGTCGTGATCCACATCGAGCCAATCGTCCAGACGTTGCGGGTATTCCGCGGCGGCCGGCTCTACGGCGACCCATACGATGCGGTGGCTACGCTCGTGATCTGCGGCGACCTCGCATACTTGTGCGGAATGCACGGCGCGTTCACCTCGGCCGACTGGCACGAGATGCGCCGCGCCCTGGCCGACCGCGGCATCCGCGACCTGCTCACGGTCAGGAGCGGCGAGCGCATCTGGTACTCAGCCGACCAGGACGGGCATCAGCGCGGCCGGTTCCCGGTCTACGATTCTGTGGTGAGCGTGGAGGCGCTATCGGAGACCCAAGGGGAAAGCGCCGCTGATCCACAAAAGCCCTTTTCGGTCTAGCCGCGTGAGTACCCCGACCCATACGCCTGATCTGCTGGCCGTCATCCCTTGTGTGCGGCTGGGCCGGCAGAACAGGATTATCTCCATCTCCATCCGATCGCCCGCCGACGTCCGCGCCCTGGCGCAGTGGTGCAGCATGCCCATGACGCACGCGGGCACGCGCCGGACAGTCCTCGAGGCCGTCTGCGACTGGATCGAGGCCCGCGAGGCCGACCTGGCCCGCCGGGAGCGCGAGCAGTCCGACCGTGAGCGCGGCTGCGTGGCGCTGCTGCTGGACGCGGCGCAGCGGGTTGGTGAGGCCGAGCGTGCCTGATCCAATCACCATCCTCGACGCCCTGGCCACCGCCTGGGTCCGCGCCTGGGCGGCGTGGCTGGCGATTATGCGCCAGGGGTAGGCGGGCATAATCGGCCGGTAGGGTGATGGCGGCCGGCGCTTGTTTCCGGCTGCTGGCTATACGGCTGCTTCTGTATCCAGCTAGGCGAGTATCCCGTAGGGGTCTGGCCGTACCCGCGCGGTCAGCACCCGCGCATTCGCCATCACATCAGCAGCCTGTTAGATGTCACCGCTCCGCGTGTGCGGTCGGCCGCTGATGTGATGGTCGCCGCTTACGGCGGCGAGTCGTGCGCCCGGTACTCGGCCGAGTCTGTTCACCGCCGCGCATGCAACGGATCGGGTGCCGGCTCGATTGTAGCGCCTCTGCGCGGCAGTAGCTCCATCGTCGGGTGCATCCGCGTCCTGAGCAGCCAAAGCTCCCACGCTTGACTCGGCGGTGAATCTCTGGCTGTCCATCGTGGCCTCCTGTTGCGGTGTTGTTTCGCGGACGCCGAAGTCGGCGGGGTTCGGCGGCGGTTCGTGCATCTCGACCAGGGCGCGGGCGAACTCGACCATCGCCTCGCCCGCCCGAGTGATCGCTTCGTCGTCACTGGCCGGCGGCGTGTAGGGCTCTTCGATTGCTGCGGCGTAGATCGCTCGGGCGCGCTCGGTGTAGAGACGCACGGCTCGGAGATATCCGGTGAGGTCGGCGCTCATTCCTTCGGCCCTCCAGGCCACGCGGCCCAATGCGTCGCATGCTGCTCTCGAAGTAGCGGCAGCCATAGCCTCCGCTTCTTTTCGTACCATCCGGACTCAACGGTTCCGTCTGCGTACCGGATGAGCACCGTCACGTCGTCATCCGGCAGCCTGTCAGCGCAGGCGATCCATTCGATTGTCTCTGTCAAAGCAGCCCTCCTTGCGCCGCCTTTGCGGCTTCCTTCCTCGCCGTCCGCTCGACCTTCTCGGCGAGCCGGCGCATCGCCATCACGATCCGGTGCACGTCGCCGCGCGTGAGTGAGTCGTCTCGCGCGTCGTAGACGTAGGTCCAGCCATTGATGACCGCTCCGCCTGCATGCCGGGCGACCGATAGTTGCGTCTGGCTGATGCCTGCGTACTGCCACGGCGGGTCCACCGTCAGCGGGCGGGCCTGCAATTCGAGCGCAAGCAGCTCGGCGTCGGTGAGCGTCATGCCAGCCCCCACGCGATCAGCACCGCAATTCCCGCCAGCCCGCAGCCGGCGAGGACGATCAGCGCCCACCGGCGGACGGTGAGCAGCGTCTTTGTCAGGTCATCGAGCATTGGTGTTCTCCACTGCGGCGATTCGTTTGAGCAACCGCACCTTATCCAGATTCGCTTCCGCAAGCCGCTGCTTCATCACCGCTACGTCGGCGAGAAGATCGCGCAGGACACCTTTTTGGTCGACAGCCAGGACGCTCAGTCGCTCGATCTCCGCCTCCGCAGCCTTGAGTCGGTCGAGCAGGGCGCGGATTGTGGCCGGGTTGACGGCGGCGATGTAGTCGGCATTTGCTTGGCTCGGCAGCCCCGTCTCCGGGTCGACGATGTCAGCGGCAATCGAAATATCTTCACCGTCGCGGCGAACGAAATACTCGACAACAGCAGGCGCGCCATTCCGCATGGCCGATGCAAAGTCAGCATCCCATTCTCCGGAAGTCGGCCCAGCTTCCAACGCCGCCTTGATGCGGCTGATCGTGTCGTCATCCATGTCCGCCCCCTAGAACGTCGTCGGCTGGGCGATGCCACGGATCACGGCCATGAAGCCCTTTTGCAAATCGGTCGCTCCGATGCTGATCCAGCGTTGGTCAAGCGTGGCACCGGGCCTGAACGCTTCGGACTCGGCGCCCTCGGGGCCGCTCATGTTCTGTGGCACGTAAGCGCGCAGCTTTTCGATGTACGCGCCGACTTGCTCGGCCAGCGCCTTGCCCTCGTTCATCAGCGCAGCTTCGTCCTGCGTGAGTTGACGGTAGCCGGTGATCTTGGGTTGCGTGAAGGTTTCCATGTGTTGCTCCTGTTGGTCATTCATTGGTGTTCTCCAGTGCGGCAGAAATAATCTCAATCGCCTCTTTATGTGCGGCGACATCCCTCGCTTTTGCATCGAGTTGGGCCTTGCGCGTCGGCATACCGTGACGCCAATCCGTCACGTATTCGTGCTCGACGATATCGACCGAGGCAAGCAATGCATCCATCGCTGGGCGCAGCGCAGCCCGTAGCCGCTCGTTCTCCGCCCCCGCAGCCTTGAGCAGGTCGAGCAGGGCGCGGAGGGCGGCGGGGTGGCAGGCAGCGATCAGGTGCGCGTTCGCAGCCCTTGCCGGGTCGTCAGCTTCCGCCTCTTTGTTCGTGTCTGCGTATGCAAGGCTAGCCCACCCGATGCGCCCGTTTTCATGCTCGATGATCCAACCGAGGTCGCGCCCGGCCTTGTCGCGCTGAATGTGGGCCTTCCACGGCCCCATAGTCGGCCC